CAGCTCAAAGATGAGATGCGGCAGATTGGCGAGCTGCTGAAAGATAAGACGCTTGACCCAACACAGAAGTTGGAAGCGCAAGATCGCCGTAAAGATATTGGCAAGCGCCTCAAAGAAATTAACGATGAGATCCGTACAGTAGTCCCTGCGCGTCCCGTTAGTCAGTTGCTGGCAGAGCGTCAGATGGAGCAGGAAGCCAAAGGTGCGCCTGTTGTTGATGAGTTTGGTAACGTTGTTCCTGGCAAGTTTGTGCCTACTGAAGTAGACATTGAAGCGCAGGTTGGCCCTGGTTACGACACAGAGATAAACAAGCTACGCGCCGCAGAAGAAAAGCGTGTGCGTGAATTACAAGAGTCATTACGCGAAGCGTATCAGCGCAGTGTGGCTGCGGCTGAGCGCAAAGACGCTAAAGAAAAAGCCGAGTACGACAAGTTAATTGCTGGCATTGCCAAGCAAGCTGAAAAGGGTAAAGAGAGACTCGTTAAGGCGCAGATCCCTATGGATATGCAAATGCCTTTTGCAGACGCATACGATGCACTCACACAAGCTGCGGAGCAAGCGCAGGTTGGGCAGTACGACGAATCTGTTATTGACCAGATTCTTCAAAAGATTGAAAGCGAACAGCCCAAGTCTACTGTGCAAACCCAAAGTGAACTTGCGCTTGAAGGACGTGATAAGTTTACTAAGCAGATTCAAGACCTTCAAGATCAGCGTGATGTAGCAGAACAAACGCGAGACTCAGCGACGGTAGCCACACTTGACGCACAGATTGCTGAATTGCGCCGTGCTCAAGCTGCTGCGCCGATGGACTTTACCACTAAGCGAAGTGAACTTTTTCTTGCTCTTAAAAACGTTGTTGATGATTTAAAGCAAAATCGTTACATAGGTGTTGGCGGCAGAACTGGAGAAGGTTCTTCGTTAGCTGCATCACTTCAAAAAGAAGCGACAGCGATTAAAGGCGATTACGTCAACACAGTGCTGCAAGAGATTGCAAAGACTCGCGCAGATAACAAACAAGTTGGGCTGAACAAAAACGAAGAGCTTGCCGTCAGAGCGCGGCTTGATGCGCTTTTGCAAGAATACATAACGCGTTCACAAGCACTGTCTGCCAGAGAGGTTAGGGACGGGCTTGATCAAGTTGTTGAGAAAAAGCGTGAGTTTGCTCCGCGTGATGCGCAGATTCTGACGCGACTTCAGAACCGTATCAAGACAAACGCTGATAAAGAACTTGAGCTATCAAACCGTATTGCCAAAGAACCCAACGCAAATAACAAGGCTCAGCTACAAAAACAACTTGACGCGTTGTACGGACAGACTAGTCAGATAACAAATACGTTTTTGCAACGTCTTACCGAGCCATTAAAGGTTCGCGTGGTTGATGTGCTGCGTGCTCCGTCAGATACACGTGCGTTGGGCGAGCGTCCGTTTGGTGCGCCAAGTCGCGCTGCGGACTTGTTACAAGAAGGGCTTAATGAAGTACGCCAAGCATACATGCAGCCTGAACGCACGGCTGCGCCTCAGCTTTTAAAGACGGAATTGCCTGGTTACAAACTTGCGCCTGCTCCTAAAGGCGAACCGACCAAGAGTCGCGTGGTTGTTACTCGTGATGAAAAAGAAGAGAAGATAAGTGACACTGGTCGATTACGCAGAAAGATTGAACAGGCAGAGTTAAAGATTGAGCGCGTTCGCGCTATGGGAGAACTACTGCCTGCGGTTGAGTCTGCGTTCGATACGTTTGAGCGCATGGACAAGCCCAGTGAAGCGTTGGTTGATTTAGTGCTTGAACAGGCGGACAGAATCCTGAAGGGTACAGATCTCCCATTCAAACCGAGCGCAGACATAACACGCCGTGCCAAACGCCCCGGTGCGCAGAATACGGCTGAGTTGTTGCCACAGATCCAAGAAGCTATTAAAGCTGAAGCGCCTGCCCCAGAAGTTGGTGGTGCGCAGATGGATTTGTTTGGTGAGAAAGAGCTTGAGCCCCGTGCCATTACGCGTAAGACGCCAGAAGCATTTATGCGTTTCCTTGGGTCGTTACAGGTTTCCAATATGCGTAAGCGTCTGACGGACGCTAAAAAGCAAGCGGCTGACGCTGTTCAAAAACAAAAAGATGCAGCTCGTGCGTCCAAAGAAAACCTTGATAGGTTGATTGAAGAAGTAGGTAAAGACGTTACCAAGGCGGCAATGAAAGCGCAGCGTGATGCGGTTGAAAGTATGAACGCCGCAGCACTGAAAGATCTCCAGTCGCTTGCGCAGTCTGTATCGCAAGAACTTGCTGCCAAGACAAAGCAGTACAAATCGATCACTGAAAAAGCAGACCGCGCTGAGTATTACATTCCTGATCAAGACCGTAAAGCAGCGGATGAATACCTTGCAGACCTACGTTCTGACTTGGAAGCTTTGATTGCTGAAATCAAAGACGCTGCGCCAACGGCTGAAGATAAACTGCTTGTTAATACAGAAGTAGCGCTTGATAAACGTCTGCAAGCGGAGAAAAATCTTTTAGCTAAACTTAAAGCAGAGCGTGAAGCTCGCACACCTAAACAAGAATCTGAGCAGGCTGTTGCACGACGTAATGTTGCTGTTATTGAAGCTACACAACGCAGGCTGGCCGACCTCCGTGCCAAGAATAAACAACTGTTTGAGCAGCGTCTTGCGGAGCTTTCTGGCATACGTCGTGGTAGAGAGGATGTTACGTCGCTAGAAGAAGTTGGGCGTGGAGAGAAAAAACGTGTGGTGCTTAAAACAAGAGAGCGCCGTACTACTACGCCTGTTGGCAAAGGCGCAGAGAAAGTTGAGCGTCGTGCAGAAGCACTGGATCTTTCAAGCACGGCAGCGGAAGCGTACGCACTTACTGCCGCAGAAGAGAAAGTTTTGTCCCCCGCTGAAGCAGCGCAAACATTGTTACGCGGGACACGTCAAAGTATTACTGCAACAGGTGCACCGGGAGCTGTGTCAGAACAACTGCGCAAGCAGCGCCTCAAACCTTTGCGTGGGGGCAATACAAAGAAAGCTGCTGAAAATATTGCTGAAGCAAGTACGTTGCGCCAGCGTAAAGCCGGTAAAAAAGCGCAAACTGATAAAGATCTGCTGAAGCTGCTTAAGGCGTTTGAAGAAGGTGTTGCACGGGAAAACGACGACACCGTGTTTCGTATTGAAGAGACCGGCGACACCGTTGTTGATCTTGCAGAAGCTCAAAAACGTATTGACGAGTTTAAGTCTAAGCTGCCAGAGGGCGTGAAGTTTGTTTACGCCGAGACCATCATGGATGCGCCCAAGGCATTTATACAGGCGCTATACAACCAAGGCATGGATCAAGACAGCGCCAAGGTGCGTGGTGGCGTTCTGCCTAATGGAACTATTGTGGTGATTGGTGAGAACCACACCGACATGTTGGATCTTGAAAAGACGTTAGCACACGAGTTAGTCGGTCACTATGGGGTGGATACACTCCTTGGACCCAAAGGCATGGACAACCTGATTGAGACAGTCAACGCTCAAAAAGGTGGCATGGAGAAGTTAGCTTCTGACCTTGGCGTGTATGACGCTGCCCTTGGCGCTGCCTTCGCATTACAAAAAGTCGGTGCGTCTGAACAAGCTCAGCAACGTGCTGCGATGCGTGAGTTAATTGCGCACGTTGAAGAAGCGCGTATTGATGAGAACTTTAAGCAGAAAGCCCGTCGGTTTATTGGCGAGCTGGTAGGCGCGATACGTGACGCGTTACGTAAGATGGGCTTGGCTACGCTTGCAGAACAGAAGCCTTCAGACATTTACTTCTTGTTGCGTCAGTCGCGTGTCAACATGGCTAAAGGTAAAGCCGGAGCATATATAGCTGGCGATCAAGTTGTATTTCGTAACGCTCCACGTTACAGCGCCGACGTCCCTGAGAATGTCATCAAGACAGCTAACAAAGTTGTAGCTGCACCCCCAGGAGTGTTCGATAAGGTTAAGGCTAACAACTCATGGCTGGCCGTGCGCACACAGTTTATCGACCGCTTTGAGCCTCTGGAACGTGTTGCTGAGCAGATGAAGGATTCGCTTAAAGCAACGCAGATGATGTACTACCTGCGTATGTTTGATCAGCGCATGAGCTTTACGTCCGAGGTTGCAAACAATGGGGCGCTTATTCTGGACAAGAAGAAGCGTGATGATGGTAAAGAAGAGTTTGTTGTTCGCAGTGGCGGCACGACATCTTTAAAAGACGTAGCCAACGAACTTAGCAAAGCCACATCGCTCAATGCTGATGCAGCCAACATGTTGTTTACGACTTACCTTGCTGCGCTTCGTGCTGACCGTGTGGGCCTTGACACGCTGAACTTTAACCCAGACCTTACTCAGAAAGATCTTGACGAAGTCAAAGCGTATGTACAGCGCACGCCTGATGTTAAGTCTGCGTTTGAAGCTGCGCGTGAGAAGTACAACGAGTACAACAAAGGGCTGATTAACTTCCTCGTACAAACGGGCACGCTGTCAAAGAAGTCTGCTGAAGATCTTTTAAAGACCAACGACTACATCCCGTTCTATCGTAAGCAGGGCGGCAACGCTGAGCTTGTACTTGGCGGTGAGATTGCGCCTATCAATATCGGTAACTTAAAAAGTCAGCCGTACCTCAATGAGTTGATTGGCGACAACCGCCACATTCTGGACTTCTTCACAAGCTCGGTGCAGAACACAAACCTGCTTACCGACATGGCGCTTCGTAATCTAGCAACGCGTAACGTCGCGTTCGGTCTGGGTGAAATGGGTTTACTGAAGCGTACTGACAAAGAAACTGCGGCTAACAAATCAGGCATTCGTAAAGGTAAAGAAGTCAAGGGTGCAGAAGTCATACGCTTTAAGATTGACGGCGAGGACTACTACGCTGAAGCCGATACCGAAACGCTAGGCATTCCGTCAGACTTATTGGTTAAAGGTCTTGAGGGTGTCTCCATGACAGTCCCTGCTGCGGTGCGTATGCTTGGCGTTCCTGCGCAGCTCTTACGTAAATTTATTACGCGCAACCCTGTGTATGCGTTACGTCAAATTGTTCGTGACTCTACCGCTGCGGTGATGGTGTCTGGCGCTGACATGACGCCTGTGGCTTCTTCGCTCAAAGAACTTGGCAAGATGGTAGGAGGTAAGAGCGAGGGGCAGAAGCTGTTGCAGGAGCGCGGTATTCTCGGTGGGCAGGTGCTGACCGGCACACCTGAAGATATTAGCAACATCATGCGCGACCTCGTCAACGGCGGTAAAGGCTGGACGCTAGCGATGGCTAAGCTAGATAACTTGGCTGTGCAGGGTGATGCCTCAACGCGTGTGGTGATGTACAACAACTTCCGCAAGCAGGGGCTCTCCGATATGGAAGCCACGCTCGCTACGCTGGAGTCCATGAACTTTAACCGTCGTGGTTTATCGCCCAGCGTGTACATGCTGTCGATGATGGTGCCGTTCATGAATGCGCAGATACAAGGTTTGGATGTGCTGTACCGTGCGTTCACAGGCAAGATGCCGTTTAATCAGCAGTTAAAAGTCAGAGAGAAGTTGATCGCTCGTGGACTAATGTTGGCCGGTATTACGATGGCTTACGCGGCGTTTATGGAAGACGACGAGACTTACAAAAACGCTGACCCGACCGACAGATACATGAACTTCTTTGTTCATACGCCCTTCTTTGAAGAAGCGGTGCGCATACCTATACCGTTTGAAATTGGCTATATCTTCAAGTCACTGCCAGAGATGGTGTACAACACAGCGTTTGGTGATACAGAAATCAAACAGATAGCGCCTGCTATTCGTAAAATCTTGGGTAGCTTAGTGCCGGGAGACATCCCAGCGGGTATTAAACCCATGATCGAGCTGATGACGAATTACTCGTTTTACAGTGGCAAAGCCATCGAAAGCGAACGTGAGCAAGCGTTGGTCCCAGAAGAAAGATACCGCGCAGGGACAACAGAAGTCTCCAAGACGATTGGGCAGTTGTTTGGTGTCTCACCGATTAAGCTTGACTATTTAATCCGAGGGTATACGGGTGGTCTTGGCGTTGCGCTCACCGGTATAGCTAACCCGATGCTTGCGTCAGGGGAAAAAGTACCTCCTGAAATGAGAGCCAGCGATACGCCTGTGGTTGGTGGATTGTTCCAGCCCAAAGATGCTCAGGGGTTGATCAACTACGCTTACGATCTTGTCGGTGATATTGAGAAACGCCAGCGTACGCTGACTGCCATTACAGAGCGCGGGCGTATAGACGACGCTAAAGCGTTTATTGAAGAGAATCGTGATCTGCTGAGTTCGGCAAAACTTGCAGGCTCGTTTAAGCAAGCGATGGGTGAACTTGCAAAAGAAGAGCGGTTTGTTCGTGAAGATACATCCGTTACTCCTCAACAAAAACGTGAACGTCTTGACGAGTTACGGCAGCAGCGCATCAGTCTAGCGAAGCGGATGGTGTCTTTAGTCTCCGAAAATAAACGCCAAACTGCCCGTTAACAATACACACGACGTGACGCGTGTTGAACGCACGCGTTTTTATTGCAGCGCGTGCCGCCTTCTCTATCGTGCGCTGTGGGTTCAGCGTAGGTATGAAGAAACCGCCTCCCGGTGGGACGTGCTCCCACGGGAAGGCAAAGTCAGTCTTCGATTTCTGGCATTGAGATTTTGATTGCATTGACGCGCATACTCGGACCACGAGTCTTCTTCATTAAGTCCATCTTGCCGTAGGCTACACGGTAAATACGCTCGATCTGCTTCTTAAAGTCTGCGTAACCAAAGCTCATCGAGGCGCAGTAAGACTTCAGTAAGTTCTCCTCAATTGAGTATTCAATGTGTCCTGGCGTGACGCCGTGCTCCACACGTCCCGCTATCTCAGATCGAGATATGGTTTCATCAACAACACCACCGTCGCCCAGCGTCGCAGCAAGCGTACCGTCCACAACCTTGATGACAACGAACTTGCCGTAGAACTCCCGTGTGTAGCTGTTGAGTACATCCTCAACCGTGCGCTTGCTGCTCTTAACGGTCTCTCTGCTTTTGAATACTAAGTTACGGAATACGCGCATGATTCGCTCAACAGGAAGGTCGATAATCCCCATGTGCTTACTGCCGAGAGCCACAGCACCAGCAATACAAGACGCACAACCCGCAGTCCAAAACCGTTCGTCGTCGGGGGATCGAAAGTCCATACGTATATGTTTCTCAATCTTCTTGTATAGCTTCTGCGCTTCAAGCCCACTCTGTGATAACCACTTGGCATACTGCGGTCCGACCACGCCGTAGTTCTGCGACAGTGATACAACGGCTTCTCGTTCATGATCATCCCACGTCAGTATGTCAGTCAGCGTTAGCTCAAGCACACGCCGCAGCTCACCCTCAGAAGAGTGTTTGCGGTTACCTGTCATGTAGTCCACCACGTGTGTATTCGACGCCATCAATGCAAGCAGCGCCCATGTGGTGGTGTTCAGCCTTTCTTTGTTAGCGCCTGACTCCATGCGCTCTTTACCCCTGCCTTCGCTTATATCAAACACCATCGCAGGGAACCATTCAAAGTCACGCCGGTTCTTCACCGTGATCTCATCAGAGATGAGCGGCTGAGAGTTGAGCATCCCCGCATGGTGCACCATCGCTACGTCAGATGTTGAGCGACTGACACGGAAGTGATCGGGGTGCCCCCACACGCTTGCTGCTAAACGTAGTGCCAACGACTTGCCTGTGCCTGACTCAGTAGACCCCAAGTGAAATGTCATACCCGCTAACTTACTGAACGCCATAAATGGTGACCCAAGCCCCACGCACAGCATCGCCAGAATGTCGTCCAAGCCTTTATCAATCAACACCTGTATGACGTTTCGCCAGCCCTCGATTGTCCCCATTGAGCGCATACCAGACGTGATGTTCTGGAGATCTGGCATAGGCACTCGTCGTGCTGTGCCGTTCTGATACACCATCCCACCATGCACAAAGGGCGCGTTGTATCCCGATAGTAGGCGGTCGGGGTTCTGCCATCCGTAGTTTGATGGGATGACAAGGGGTGACTGTGAAATGCTGGCGTTCTCTACACACCCACGCACGTACTCAAACAAGTTCTTGTCATTGCCTGAGCCGAACGAGGCGATGATGTTCTGGGCAGCGAGGGTCTTGACCGTTTCGTCTTTACTGACTACTGACTTCTGATTCAGCAGCACATCGTGGTATTCGTCTTCTCTTTCAGCGATCATGTGGACAACATGTTCACCCGTGGGCTGCTTAAGAATGTCCACCGCAAATAGCGTGTACGGCAGGATCATCACGGATTTCTTGGACTTGTTTCCCTGATCATCCTCAAGAATCTTGTCTGCAAAGATACCGCCCTTTGCGCCGTAGCTGTACCCGCGTGGAGGCGCAGGTCTAACAATCTGTACGGCAACGGGTTCTTCTTCATCCTGTATCTCAATTTGTTTCTCAGTGTTGTCAGTGGCGACAGTTCGGCACAGGGTGAGCGGGTTGGTTATCTTTCCCCAGTGCGGACACTTTGTACAAACGCCCGGATTCTCGCTATCCATCTTGACGCACGGATACGGGCCTTTAATGTCGCGCAGCTTCTGCCGCATACGATCTTCGTCATACGGGTGCATCTCCGAAAGGCGGCTCGCATAGTCACCTCCATCTGTACAACGCGTTGTCCAAGATAGTAAGCCTCGCCATAGCGGTTCCATTCCGTCTTCGGTGGCGTGTTCTTTGTAGTATTCAAGCTGCTTGCACCCCGTACCCTCAATCGTTTTAATCCACAGCAGCTTAAACTCACTCTGCAAATTGTCAAACAGTTTTACTGACGTTTCAGTGCGCGGTCCTTTTGGGCGCTCTCCTTCAATCTCGATCTTCTGCGGCAGCACAGGGCTGTACGCGTGCCCGTTGAGCTTCTTAATAAGTTGACCAGAGAACGTACCAAAGTCAAACGCTTTAGGCTTCGCCTCCACCATGACGCGCACCGCACGCGGCTTGGGATACTTTGGCTTGAAGTTAACAGTACCCGGTATGCGCAGGACACGCGCTGCGTCAGCAGTCACCGTGTTGTCGATACGCATGTTCTCCTGTGCACACAAACGCTTTAAGTTCTCTGCAACAGGTTTCCAAACATCAATCGGAACGTCTTCTGTAAACGGCCAGTACACATGGAGCCCACCACCTGAATCAACAACGAGCGGTTGCCCTAACTGCGCGAGGTCTGTCTTTTCCAGAAACACATCAAGCGCCTCAGCAGCATCGCGCTTGGTCTCATAGCCGTCCATATCCAGAAACGCAGCACGAATAAACTCTGCGTTCTTTGCCGTGCGGTTCCCCTCTTCCTTAAACGTAGCAAGCGCAAAGTAAACATCACGCCTGTCCTTAACCCATTTATCTACGACATGCTGAAACTCTCCTAAGTTCGTTGCAAAAACATGCTCTTTCTTTTTACTTGTCAGCTCGGCAATACAGTAAACACCCGTTGATGGGAGCACTGCCGCCAGAAACTCTTGCGGTTGCATGAAAACTCCACAGGTCAGAACAGGGGTAACTGGCGTCCGTCTTTTGGCTCAGCGATGTCAGGGATGTGTTGCTCCATGTGACGAGCCATACGTCGAATGAGCTCTTTCAAAAACTCAGCTTCAACTTCATCCCAATGAAGTTCACAGTAGTTCAAAAGTTCTGCATCCGTCAGGCTTGTAGGTTGTATTCCTCGCATATGTGTCTCCATGCGTGATCGGCAGTTGGTTGCCTTTCCAATATGTTAATAAGTTCCTGTACGCGAGAACGATAGGCGGGTGTGACTTCCACGCCTGACATCCAGTTATAAACCGTCTGCCTTGTCGCTCCTGTAAATTTTGATATACGTAGTACAGAGAAATCTCGATGTACAGCCCACCGACCAAGGCGCGAACCTAGCGTACGTGGGGCATGTTTGACTGCGTTTTTTGTTCGTTCAGAGTAGGGCATAGTGTGTAAGGGGGCTTGCGCCCCCTGTTAATTAGTCGTCGGTATCCCAAGCATCTACAGTAGCAGCAATCCCAGACTTCTTGGGTACTGCGTTAGTAGGGGTGCTCTCTTTGCGCACTTCAGGTTCGTCGCTGTCATCCTCAACAACTTCAACCGGTTTCTTCTTGGATGCGGCTTTCGGACGAGAGCCTTCGATCTCAGGTGCAGCAGGAGCCGTCGTTTGTGTTGACGCTGAGAAAGACATTGTCACAAGCTTCTGTGTGGCAGGTGCTTCCATGTGCGTTGTGACTGAAGCGAATTCTTCGTCTGTTAACCAGCGCATGGTTTTGAAGAACAGCTTGGGCACAGCAGCCTTCGTATCAAAGCGCAAGCGTGTGACAACTTCTTCAGGGTTGATGTTCTGTGCAGCCAACCAACGAGCGTACGCTTGCAGGGGCATGTCGCCGTTAACTTCTTTACCAAAGATGCTGGTAGCAGGCAGCGACAGAGAAAGCGGATCGCCCTCAACATCGTTAGCCAACACCACAGCAATACGCTGAGAGAAACGACACGCACGGCTGTTACCTTCACCGCTACCCTGAATGTTCTGGGGGCAGTCCGCGCAGTTGCTGTGTTGTGGAGTCTCAATCGACGCGTCAGGTTTATCACCGTCAGCAGACCAGCAGTTCGGTGCTGTGGTCTTACCTTCTTCGTACTTACCCATGTAGAACGTGCGTCCTACCTTGGGTGCAGCCGCAACAACGACAACGTCAAGATGGCGATCATCAATCGATGCGATCTCTTTACCGTCACTGATTAAACGAAACACACCGCCTTTGATGGAGATGTTTTTACCACCTGCACCAGCACCCCCCGTGAGGGATTTAGCTATAGTGGACAGCCCACGCGACTTAGCGAACGTGGGAACTTTGCTTGGGTTGAAAACTGTTACGTTACTCATTTTGTAGGTTTCCTTACAGATACGTCATACTCTTTATCAGAGTTAAGTCCAGGGGGCACAAGCGCAGGATTTTCTTCAAGGAACTTCGCCATGTTGCTTTGATGAATGCGCCGCTCAAACAAATCGAGCGCATCGTGCTCCGTGACAAAGGTCTTAAAGGCGTCCCAGTCTTGTGTGAAATACCGTGTCTTGGTGGTCAAGATCACAGTGCCTTGATCGGTTTTCACCGACTTACTGCCAAGAGCCATCAACTGATCCTTGAGCGCAGTTTTGATTTCATCTTGCTGCGCTTTCAGTTCTTCAATCTGTGACTCATATTCCTGAGTAAGTTGTTGAATACGTGAGCGTATCTTGAGATACACCCTCGCCAACTTGTCCATTGGAATTTGTTCCATATCAACTCTCCTTTTGTTATGTCAAAGATTATACATGCAATCATTCATTGTGCAACCTCCTCTTCATAAAGTTTTATCAACATCGCGTGATCCTCCACACGCTCCTCCAACATCTTGAACATCTTGCGCTCCATGTCGCTGCCTTGCAGGTGTATGACAGTGACTTTGGTGGAGTCCTGTCCGATACGATCTGAGCGAGCGATACATTGTTTATACGTTTCAACGGACATCACTGGACCCCAGAAGATCACGGTGTCAGCAGCCGTCAGCGTCACACCGTGCGCCGCAGCTTGTGGCTGTATCACCAGCACACGCGGAGCATCTTCAGATTGAAAGCGTCTGAATATATCTGTTCTCTTTTTTACTGACACGTCACCATGAATCATCTCGTTAGCAATACCGTGCTTGTCCAAGAAGTTGTGGATAGTGTCGATACTGTGTCTGAATGGTGCAAACACTAGAACTTTTCGCGTGGTCTCTTCCAACACTTCAAGCAGTACAGACAAGCGCGGGGAACAATCAAACTCCACCACCTCACGCCCATCGGTGTACGCCGCTCCTGCGCTAATCTGCAACAACTTACTGACACCTGCGGCTGCGTTGACTGCCGTGATTGTTTCTCCTGCGGCTTGCACCAGCATGAGTTCCTTCAGCATCATGTAGTATTTTTTCTGCTGAGGCGTCAGTGGTATATCGCGTGTCTCCGTAAGCACGGGTGGCAAGTCTGTGCACTGTTCTTTTGTATAACGTATTGCAGGTTGTAGCGCGTCATACACGAGCTTGGGCGCTTGGCTCTTGGGAGCCCACTTAAACTGCGTGATCTTGTTCATCGTTTTATCACGCCACGCTGTGAAGAAGTTTGGCACACCTGTGGGGTTAACAAGTTTAGCCAACCCGTACGCATCAAGCGGTGACTGTGACGCTGGTGTACCCGTCATCATCCACAGATATGTCTTTGGTGAGATCAACGAGTTAAGTGCTTTCCAACGTCTTGTGCTGACGTTTTTGTAAGCGTTGGCTTCGTCAACAATAATTAGATCAAACCGTCCATCAGCGCGTATCTCGTTAGCGATCAGGTTCAGTCCGTCATAGTTAATAATGACAAACTCGTAGTCACCCTGCACCATCTCAATACGCCGCACTGCCTGCTGATGATGTGCCACGATAGCCGTGCGGTGAATCACGCTTTTACTAATACCGTTCATCCACGCGTCCTGCATGATAGAGAGCGGGCACAGAATGAGACAGCGCCTGATATAACCTTTCTGCATCAGGTAGTCCGCAGCCCATAGTGCAGACAGCGTCTTGCCTGTACCCGGATCATTAAACACAAACGCACGGCGATGTAATGTTAAGAACGATGCGGTTTCAATCTGGTGTGCGAAGGGCTTGTGTTTCCCCGGCCAGTCATACTTAGCCTTAATCGGTGAAGGTACTGCCTTCACACCCAGATTGCGCAAGACACGCATCTCGTCCAGACCCCAGAACACAAGCACTTCGTGTAGTCCAGGTGCTACCTCTCCAAGGTCTTTGCTTTTTGGTATGACAGTGTATTTGTCAGGCTTGCGTGTCCTGAGCAACACTGCTTTGTTATTTATGATTTGCATTTTAGTTTGTATAGCGTTACTTGTTCGGCCATGTGATGGTGTTGTTCTAACAAATTCCTAAGCAGCATTTGGGAAGCAAAACATATATCAAAGATTTCATCTGCCTCCCATGAGTTGACCTGAAACTTCTTTAGGTTATCGCGCCGCCATCCCTCGCCGTAACGCGCAGACCATAAAGCAATCAGTTCATCATTACTTGCCGTTGTCAGCCATGTTTTTACTTGGGGGTCGAAGTCTTGTATTGCGTTTTGTAGAAGTTCCTCCACTTCGGATAGGAACTTCGTGGTCAATGTGCTTGCCGCTGCGGTCGATTCCTTCTTTGTCATACATTCTCCTTGCGCGTTGGCGCTCGATTTGATCTTTGGTTTCTCCAGTTTTCTTTTGCAATTTATAAGCGTGTTTGTAATCACGTTTGCCGTTAACTTGTGTCATATCAATGCCCCTTATTAAATTCACAGGTTTTAACAGGACACCACGGACAGAGCGGTGTCGCGGTCGGGTTCCACACGTTGTTAGCAAACGCCGCTTCAAGACGCGCTACCCGTTCACGATAGTCTTGCCAATAGGATGTAGCTTCTTCAAGCATCACCTTGTGCTTAACCATTGTGTCTTTCACTACAAATAACAGAGCAGACTTCACCATGCGTACGATGGGGAAGTGCGCAAACACCATGAGTGACATCAGCGTCAGTTGTTCTTTATCAGGGTACTTGTCCTTGCCTGTCTTGTAGTCCACCACCCAAGCAGTCAAGCTCTCTTCATCGACAATCAACAAGTCAGCAATACCACGCACCCAACAGTTAACGTCCCTGAAACTGCAAGGACGCAGGTCAACAGTCAGCCCCATCTCATACTCAGCGTACTTCGTCCCAGGTTTTGCAAGCAGCGCATCAATCGTTGGCTGCACAAAAGAAAACTGTGGGGGTATGGGGGTGTTATCGGTTACATAATCTTCTGCGGCTTTGTGTAACTCCTTACCGTATCGGATCTGTTCTGTTTCCCGCTGCGTGTAGTTCTTCAACACACGCACTTCGTGATAACGTCTTGCACACCCTTCAAAGTCTTTGAGTGCTGAGTGAGACCATGCTTTCATTAGAACCTCGCTGACTTGACGATCTGGTGCATTGTCTCTGCAAAGTGCTCGACAAACTGTTCGTCGTTGGATAATTTGGGGCGCACGTGGTCGAGGATGACATGTGTCAACTCGTGCCAGAACGTTAGTGCGCGTTCGTTCTCTGTGGTGTGTTTGGTCTTGTTGCTGGACGCTATAACAATTAAGTTGTCCACGGTGTAGCCAGTAGTGTATGGCTCGTCCACGTGCTGTATCTTAATAATATAGCGTCTGTTACCAACACGTATTGTCTTCGGTATGTCCATTTACTCTCCTTTATTTTGCGTCACCATAACGCTTTGCTGAACTAACTTCTGCTGCAAGAGGTATCCCTTGCATGTACTTCGGTACAACAGTCATCTGCTCCAAGACCCACTGCTCTGCCTCTTGGACATAGGCATCGGGCACGATGACTACTTCTTCATCGTGCACAGTCAAACACACTGGGAACCTCTTTTGTGTTCGCAGCATTCCATCAGTCATCACAATACGAGCTAGCGCCTGAACGATGTTTTCGGTCAGCTTTCCGCCGTACAACTTAGTCTCGTCGGGGCCATACACCACCCCCTTCTCTTTCGAGAATTTGATGTCAGGATAGCGCAGCTTCATACCGTTTGGCAAGAGGATTTGTTCCTTGCTGAAGTGCAGTCCTTTGTACGAGAAGTCCTTCCCCTTCAGCAAACACTCATCAATAGCTGACTGACACAGTGCCCAGAAGTCAGTGACGGTCTGCGCTGCACGCCGGTACTTATCAATGATCGCCTTAGCCGCTAGCGCATGAGTGAACAGCTCCTCATCGGTACATGTGCGCGGTATCTTGTCCAGCCGCTTCATCGCCTCTTTATCTTTTAAGAACTTGTGGGCATCGACTGAAGTTACACCAACTTGTTTAGCAAAAGCCTTGTCGTATCGCATGGGTGGTGCGCCGAGGAACCCAGTCAACAACTGTGCAGCAAACGACGACCAACCCATACCGTAGCCAGCGCCCAGCAGTGCTGACTTGGCAGACTGTCGTAGCTCAGGGTGGCTCTCCTTGGATAGGTTAGGTATGCCGAACATCTGCGCACCGAACGCAGCGTATGCGTCCTGTCCGCTCCTGAAGATCTCTAGCAGTGAGTCGTATCCGGCGACCCACGCGAGGACTCGTGGTTCAATTTGTGAGAGGTCGCAGACGACGAGGCTGTGACCTTCGGGAGCCAGAATGGAACGACGTAAGAAAGACCCACGTTTGAGATTTTGGAGATTGAGCCCTGAACCTCGACTGGCTGACCATCTCCCCGTATGAGCCCCGTAGTAGTTAAGGGGAACGGGCAGTGTGCCTCTCGATGCAATATCGACGAACCGTTGAGCACGGGTTCTTTCGAGCGTTGATTTAACTCTGAGCCTTGCTTCGCACAGCAGGGCAACTTCCTCGTTATCACCGTTGAGCAGAGATTGAAACAGCGCGTCGTTTTTAGCAAACGCATAAGTTGATCGGCCTGTGGTCTTACTGACCTTCGTTGGTGGCTCCACTCCCAGTCCACGTAGAAGAGCTGCAAATCGATCACTACTCGCCAGTGCGCTGTCATCAACTCCGAGTCGTCCCAGTAGTTCTCCACGTCTGCGCTCCTCATCAGTTATAGCTTCTTTCAACAACGCCACATCTAACATCAGCCGAGGTAGTGTGAACATCTTCAGCGTCATGTCGATGAGCTTGAGTTCTTTCGCAGGGTATCCCTCGACCAGACGATTGAACACCTCCTCGCACAAGAACGTATCGTGCGCACAATACTCAGCAAGTTCTTTCTCAATGGCAGGGGTCAACTCCTCCAACCCGTCGGTGCTGTACACAGCCTGACCTTTAGGTGGCAGTCCGAACTCCTGCGCCAGCTTAGCCAGACTGTTGCCCACCTCCACACCGCGCAACGCACGCGCCATAGACAGCGAATCAAAGATCAGCGCAGGCTGAGCGCCATACCGCCATGACAGGATCGCCACATCAAACTGCGCGTTGTGCGCCAGCACCGCTGTGCTCGACCAATCGACCGATGCTACGAACTCAGGAATATCTTTGTGAGAGATCCACACGGGATCTTCATCTGAACCCAGTTCTTTAACGCACAACCCGAACGCTTTGAATCGTGGATCACGGATGTACTCCTCCGTGGTCATCTTGCTAAGTGTGTAAGTCTTCTTATCCCAACGTGTTTCAAAATCAACAACAAGCGTTTTCATTGCAACGTCCTGTCTGGGTGCATGTCTTCCTGCATGATTGTTTTAATACGCGACAGCCCTTGGAGGATCAGCTCGATGATGTCCGCCATGTCAGCGTTCACACCCATCATCTCCAGCATTTCTGTTTCGGGGTCCAGCGAAATAATGACGCTGCTTGTCTCTTTGTTGATTGCGCGTTCCAATATTTTTCGCGCTGTCTCAACAACGTCTGAGTGCTCTGTGGACATCATGAATGTTCTCCTCGTTAATAATGAGTGCTGTCCCACCCGCTGCCCCAATACGTGCAAGCTGCGCGTCTTGTAGCGGTGTGGTCTTGTTCTTCCCTGCCTTGCACTCGATGGCAATAAAGTGTCCATTGTGGCAGCAGATGATGTCAGGAATGCCTGATCCACCGTAACCGCCTGTAACAGGAAAGAAGTAATAAACGTTTTCTTCTTTAAGTATCTTGACGACTTTGTCTTTGACCTTACCCTCTGGTGTTCTCAAAACGGTGCCTCCTCAATATCTTGTAAGTCTTCGTTCTTGTCACGCTTAACAACTTGTAGCTGAGCGCGAGGTAAAAACACATAGTGCGGGAAAGGCCAGCCGTTTGTGGTGGGTACGCGCAAGCATACGAACCCATCCTCATCAACCTTAACAACGTAGCCAATCTCGCCTGTTGATTTGATCTTTACTTTTGTATCAGGGTTCACGGGTTTTTCCTCCTGCTGCTTTCCAACCTTGACGAAAACCTTCATGCCAAGCTTTCTCCCAACAGATACACCATAAGTTATATGACCCATCGATTGGGAACGGGAACTCTTCTTTGTGTTTCATCATAGTTTTAACATCTTTGCGTCTGATAAATACTGCCCATGCTTTATCCCGTTTTGGGTCATTAATTAGTACGTCATCGAACAATCCTTTCTTGCTCATGTAATTCTCTCCATGAGTAGTTGTTTAATGTGTTCTGGAACTTTTGGTAACGGTGCCCAAGCCACGGCCCAGTCAGCCCACGTGCCAACGATGCACACACCGCCGGGGTTTAGTAACAACATCTTCACACCGATGGGCGGTGGGTCTTCTTCTGGCGTGCGCCAAAACGCGTTACCAGATAAATAAGAGGTGGCTTTCTGGAACATGTTGTGATCGCCACTCATAGCTCACTCCTTGCTCTTATAGCTTCCGCACACATTCCTGCAAGACCTTTGGTGTAATACTTTTGAAAAACTTCTTGCCGCTCTTCACACACCTTCGCACACGCCTCACGCTCTTCTTGTCTAATCAACTCGGCAAAGTGCTCGATGTCACCGTGCAGGGTCAATCCGTTATCTTCTATTAACTTAAATACGTTCATTGCTCACCCCTTGCTCTGTTAATCGGTGTCGGCGAAGCAATCAGTTCACGCAGCGCGTCCATTGTCTTGTATCTCGGATTAGCGCATTGATCAGTAGCCATCCGGCTAACTGCCGGTTTACCAACACCGAGATATTTAGAAATGCCTTGCCGGGTCCAGCCGATCATTTCAAGCGTTGCGATCATGTCTGAGGGTTTCATTGCTCACCCCTTGCTCTGATTGCTTCGGCGCACCGTTTAGCACCTTCAGCAATACGCAGTAGCCCTTGATTGCCTCGTGGTAGATAAAACGCTTCTTGGTGGTAAGCCTCATTCGCTTCTTCTAAACACAACTTCGCACACGCCTCACGCTCTGCTGCCGCAACAAGGGCGGCGAAGCGTTCAAGGAACTCTCTTTCGGCTTTCCACTCCCCATTCAAGCCGTCCGCAATACCTTCTGCCAGCCCAGCCTCCCGCGCCAGCTTGATGATGTCTTCTTGGGTCATATCTCACCTTTGATGACGTTGATCGCATACTTGTAGTAGGTGTGCGATTCGTTTCGCTCTTGCAGTCGCTCAAGGATGTCGATGATCTGCTTCTCTTTCTCAGCCGCAACAAGGGCGGCGAAGCGTTCAAATAATTCGAGGTTTGCGCCCGTGTATGAGACTGGGTTAAAACCAGCCTCTCGCGCCATCTTGATAATGTCGTCTCGTGTCATGTGTTCTTCTCCTTTAATTTGGCTTCGACGGCTTCAAGACGCTGAATGTCTGTACCGTAAAATGTTTCAACCAATTTTTCTTTTTCCTCATCCGTCAGCCCAACCCATTGCTTTGGTGGTGCGGTGTAGAGTGGAATCTTTGGCAGGTTTACTATTGTTGGCGTATGCCACGATGTAAGTTTGGCCCACTCAAGTTTTTGCTTTTCCACATTAATAAACGCCACCGGCTCTTGCTCTGTTTCCAGTGCTTGGCGTAAAACGGCGATGGCTTCACCGTAGTAATTTTCATTGCCCGTTTCCGTCAACATCTCTGCGCTTGCATCCTCCAGCACCTCTATCGCTTCTTCAATAGCTTCTCTATCCATGATTCTTCTCCTTGAGCTTGGCTTCGATGGCACAAGCAAAATTACCCCAGTGCGGATTTTTCAAATGGATCTCTTGTATTTCATACGCAGTAAGCCCAACCCATTCTTTCTTTGGTGGTGTGACATCCTGCCGCCAAACTTCGTCCTGACACCTTAGCCATGTGGTGGTAATCCACTGTTGCACTTCCTCTAGCGTCATTGCTCTGTTTGCCGCAGGTGTCTTTGCGTTTTTGTTTTCACTCATGCCCTACCCCCAATCGCCTTGGCGATGGCTTCATGAGCCTCGCGTTCTATCGTCTTGGCCCAGTGCCCGTTATCTATCAAGCATATGTTGAGGATCGTGTTGAGTGCCTTCAGCAGATCCTGATTGACCTCATGCAATCGGCGCAGTTCGACGGCTGATTCCCTGCCCGTGCTATTGCTTATTCGTCCTTGCACAAACTCAGCGTCCAGCGCATCAGCCAGCCGCAAGGCTTCGGGTTCTGTGCTCATGTGTTCTTCTCCTTTAGCTTGGCTTCGATGGCTTGAATAAAGTCAACGGTGTAAGCGCCAAACATAATGGGGTTTTCATCGCATAACGGCTTGAGTTCCTCATCCGTCAGCCCAACCCATTGCTTTGGTGGTGCGGCGTAGAGGGGTTCTAATTCATGGTCAGCAAAAGCATGCGACTTAGTTTTTAGGACAGACACAGACCCATCAGACCAAGTTTTCAGCCACAAAACTGGCTCTTGCTCTGTCTCTAGTGCTTGGCGCAGGGCGGTGATGACTCCTTCTAGTTTTTGGTCGCAATACACGTCATCCGCAATCTCGTTCAACATATCAAGCGCCAGTTTCATAGCCTCTCTGCTCATGTGTTCTTCTCCTTTGGTTTGCTTGAAATACAAGTGACCGTATACGCTTTCCCGCATTGACACTGCCACGCTGTAGGCCCTGGCTCATGCCGCCCCACTAGCTCTTGCGGTTGTCGCAGTACGGTGATGCCGAGGGAATGGGCGTAATTAAAACCTGTACCTTTACCTGGCGATACTGCGGTCTTTTGCTTTTCCTCCAGTGCTTGGCGTAGTGCGGCGATGGCTTGCTTTTTGCTAATAAGCCAAGCAAGACTTGTTGGATCACTCTCCAAAGCCTCAAGCGCCATCTGCATAGCTTCTCTGCTCATGTGTTCTTCTCCTTTAGCTTGGATTCAAGTGCTTTGGTAATCTTTACCCAATAATTTCGCTCTGCAAACTGCCCGCTAATTACTTCCCCAATCTCCTCATCCGTCAGCCCAACCCATTCTTTCGGTGAGCGGTACAGGGCCATACCAACGGGTAAAACAAGGGCGGGATCAGTTGGCTGTATGACGCAATGTCCGTTATGAAATCCTGTTATGTACGCCACAGGCTCCCATCTACTTTTAATCTTTTTTATGTCGTCTGGTGTGTGGGCTCGCGCTTGCGCTTCGGCCCAAGACTCTCTAAGCCAAGCCATCCACTCGTCTCTTGTCATCATGCCTGATCGCTTGCGTTCATCTTCCATGTCTCTTTATCCTTCATACGTTGTTCGTACACTTCCATTAACAACTCAGCAGCTTCTTTGATCTTGAACTTCTCTGATGTGCAGTAGTCAGGTAAGCCCTCGGCGTAGCCTTCAAGCCATGCGGCAAGCATGGCGAACTTGTAGTCGGGGCTCATTCTTTTTCCCCATTCAACAATCGTGCAATCTCACGGTCGATATACCAACGGGCTTTACGCAAGTCTTCAACCTGCTCGCCTTTCAAACCCGCACGCCATAAATATTTAATAGCGTTACCAACATTGAAATTCATGTGCTCGGTAATCTCGATGCACTCCACACCGCTAGGGTGCTCGGTGTAATGCTTGGGGTGGTTAACTGGGTCGTGCTTCATAAAATCCTCCATCCTTTCAGTTCATCTGTCCAACTACGTTTCCATAACTGCATCGTGCTAAGTCGTGCACCAAGCTCGACTAATTCGGACGTTGTGTATTCAACCCGTTCTGTCCAACGCCCTGGCCCTACCCACTTATGTTTCTCGGTGTAGTGTGGGTACAAGGGAAAATTATGTAGAAAAAATATCGGTTGTGTTTCTGTTTCTGCTGGTTTGTTTTGATTCATTAAACTCATTTTGATTTTCCTTTTACTGTTGACCACGAACTACGTAATTGCTTGTCATGCCAACGCTCATCTACTTTTCCCTCCATCATTGTTTGTTGGTACTTCATCTTGACGTGATACTTTTCTTTTGTTTCTTGCCTTACCTTAGCGTCATCCACCATCGACATAAACGTATCCATCTTGCTCTTACCTAACCACGCAACAAGCTCATCATCAGTCATCTTGCTGTCCCACAACTTATCGCTGAGCTTGGGCAAATACGCTGCTACAAAACGCGCAACAGTGACCTGCTGCTGCTTGCCATAACGTGGTGTACGTTTGAGTGTGTTCAACTTCTCGTATGTGATGTTGTTGTCTTGCACAAAGATACGCGTGGTTTTATTCATGTACATGTGGCGCGGTGCTCGCCACACCTTGATTAAGTTTCTGTCCCACAACTCCTGCAACACCTCGTCGTGGGCTTCGGCAAACAGATCATTGAGCAGGCTCATCTTGCTCTCTCCGCTTCATCATTTCATCAGCGACACGGTAGGCGAAGTCAGCGAACGCTTCTTCGGGTTTGTACTGCGGCATCTGCCCCCACTTACCTGCAAGTATTCCCGTGATGGCAGCTTTGGCAAACTCGTCACGCAACTCAGATCTAGTATTAAGCGCAAACTCCACGTTGTCTGATATGACTTCCAAGGCATATGCAATTCTGGTTGGCATATCTTCAATTAAGTTTTGAACCTCCGGTTCTGGCAAGCTTCTCATTCCACACCTCCACTTAGTCTGAATTCAATACGCGCCCTATCGAGCGCAGCGATACGTTTGCGCTCTGCAATAACTTTTGGATCTTTCCACGGATAGGGTTGTTTAAGAAGTCGCCACTGTCTTTTGAACGTTTCGAGTACGTTTGTGCTTTCGCTTGTCGTCTTGATGTGCATCTCTAGCTCCTGTCATGTTGAATGGATCACTGAAAAAAGGCTCAGGTATGGTCACCCTTGTCTTGGCAAACTTCTTGCAATACATCTGGTCTTCGTTCTTCTGAAATAACTTCTCCTGTTTTGTAGGTTCCATCGTTATGAATTTGTAGTGCCGCTCTGCCGTGATGTACGGCCTGTCGGGATCTTTCTTTAAGAAACTTTCAACACACCCCAACCGCGTGAGTCTGGTCATCAATGAGTAGACAGTGTTCTTGTCTAGCTTCACTTGCAACGCAATCTCTCTCACGGTTGACGGGGTTGATCGTTTCTTAACGTACTTGAGTACCTTGAGTTGTTTATCGGTCAGGGGCTGTGGGGTCATCAGTCCGCTCCTTTAGCCATAACACTGCGCAGCGTGAATGAAACAACGCTTCTTCTGCATGATGTAGTGCCTGTTCATAACGCCGCTCGTTAACGTACTCATACACTTCTTTTAACTCTCTGTGCGCTTGCATGAGATGTTCACTTATATCTTTCATAGCTTTCCTTTATCGTTACCAAAAGAACTTGCGTGGTAGTCCAGCAAATTTAGGCAGTGCCTCAAGTTTGTCCGGCGTGTCGAGCGACACGGCTTTTAACAGTGCGCGTTCAAGCGCAGCGAGGAACTGCTTATCCGTAATGTTAGACGCAAGTGCCTGCGGAGAGTCACGAAGTGACTGACCATTTATCGACCAGCGATTGCCGACTATCAGGTCATTTGTTGTGAGATATGTTGAGTACAAATTATCAAAGACTGCCTGCCCCACTTCGTTGAGTATCAGCTCGATCTCGTCATTGATTTCACTGATACGAAGTGTGCGTTTCAGGTTGTTGATCTCTGAGGCTGCTATAGATATTTTGAACGGTACAACTTCACACCATGACGCGTTAGCACGATAAGTCTCCAAGCGATACAAGGCCAACAACTTGAGGGTTTTAATCTGCTTACGAAACGCAGCGCGTTCTTGTTTACGCTCATCAGACACTACTTGTTTGTGTACGGGGATGTGATCGGACTCACTGACAACAAGCCGTCCTGTCGGGCTGAACTTGAGCATGGCAGAGAACAACATACCGCTATGATTAATCTCTGGGTGATCGCGCGTGTAGTGATAGTGCACGTGGTGGTTGAACGGCACGACGTAGTGTTTGTCATCATCGCCCATGTAACTCGCCACCTGCCCACCGTAGGTGTTTGGGATATTGCGTGCAAGAAACTTACGAGAAGTCATCGAGTCATATCCACGGATATACACGAGGCGATAGCCGAACTGATCGGGCTTCATGTAGCGGATCATCTTGGTGTGGTACAGACACACATCGAAGTAAGCGTCTCCTGCACCGCGCTCAAGTCTGTACTGCCACGATGCTACATTCTTGAGCGGTCGCTCGTGGTCGCTCCACTTCTTTGAACGTGGGGGCTTAGGTGTTTTATCAAACCACTTCTTGGCTTGCTCGTACGATGTGATTGCGGGTAATGCCCATACGTTTGCTGAAAATGCCATGATTACTCTCCTTGTAAAGTTGTTGTTGAGTAGACGTGATGTCTACTCATGTGTGCTTACTATTCAACCGCAACGCAATACTTGAATGGTGTCCCCCGAACGGCAGGTTCTAGCGTTGCCCTTACCCCAGTTTGTTACGCACCATGCAGCTACACAACTGAGCAGTGCTGCGTGCTCAAACTTATCAATCGGCACGACTGCCACATCGCCCACGTCTAAATCTTTGAGATAGGGTTTGAAGTGATTGGTCACAGATCCGTAAGCGTGTGTGCTCTTACGCTTTTTAGTTCCTTTCTCGGCAACCACTTTCAGATCGCCGTACTCGTTACCTGCTACGTCAATGATCTTGTACTGACACCCTGTCGCTTTGAGCAGCTTGATGGCTTGCTCGATGGTTTTTGCAGTGATGGCTAACTGCTGAACTGGTTTGGTTGTGCTCATGAGATGCTCCTGTCTGTTGTAAGAAGAAAGTGACACTGGTTGAAAGAGGTCGAGTTGCGTCATGTTTAGATCCTTCCTTTGATGTGAACGGCTTTACCCTGTGGAGGAACGAAGGCTTCGTTGTCAACGACGCCCCACAGCGCAGCACAAGGCACGACTGCACTGTTACCATCGAGATAGCCATCGGTCAGCCACACAACGGCACGCGGCTTGTACTGCTTCTCAGCGATATATTTCACAACACATTGTGGTGTCGTGCCGCCCCCACCCCTTGGCTTCATGAGCGTAGCGATTGAGTGATACTCGTCGGGCTTAAACAACTGCTCGCCACACACGGATGTGTCCCACCAGATAACGCGCAGTGCATCGGGCATAACAGTCTGTGCGATCTGTGCAATCTCACCGAACAAGATGGGATAGATCGGCCCCATCGAGCCTGACGTATCACCGGCGATAATGATCTCGCCTTTGTTGTATGCGAAGTGTGAGGGCAGCAAGATGCCAAGCGGTGCGAAACGTTTGTTAGGTGGCACGAACCGTGAGTGCTCATCGCCCTTACAGATTGTGTCGAAGAACTCGCGCATGTGCTGACGCCACTCGGTGTTACGTTTTGTAGCGTTGAGGTCAAGACGCCCACCGCCTTTGCCGTTACCCGCTAGCTTCTCAGCAAGCAGCTTGCCCTGCCTCCCTGCCTCGTCAATTCTGCGATGTGCTTCTTCTGCTTCACTATCACCGAGCTCATCAAACAAGTGATCGTCGAAGCCATCCTCACCACCGCCCTCACCGCCCTCATCGAGCAAGTCACGCAGCACACGCAGAAAGCCCCAACCCTTGTACTTATCATCAACGAGTGGCGGTACGGTGGGACGCTCGACCCATGAGAACGCAGGATCAATCTCCTCGATCATGCCGTTGATTACATAGTCCATCGCTTTGTTGGACTCTCTTGGGTAGCGTGTGCAGACATCTTTATACTCGACGCAGTGCTTGAGCATCTTGTGCAGGTTCTCGTGGATGCGGACATAGCGCATCTGCTTGCGGTTCTGTGCAAGCACGAACTCAGGGTTGTAATACTCATCACGACCATTAGTCGCAGCCGTGGGCAGACGGTCAGTGATCCCCACCGTACCTATCATCGCCACACCACTGAGCTGAGCAAACAACGCGTTGCGCGTAAGGTCAACACCCACAGCCGTGATGCGCTCACGTGGGGTCATGGTGTTATATGTCATGTTGTTCTCCTTGAGTTATGGGGGCATGTGCCCCCGTTAGTGAAACAGTTATTAAAAGGCAAACTTATTGAGCAGCGCGTCCACGTTCTTGCGCACGTCCTCACGGACGGACATGTTGTTGCGTAACTCTTTAGCGTCCACCCCCTGCAAGGTCTGCACCAGCCCCGCACGTGCTTGCTCAAGTGTGTGGTCGTTGATGATGTTCAGACTCTTGACCATCTCGCACAACTCAAGCGCACCCGTGACGAGTGAGTCGTGGAACTTGCGCGTCTTATTCTCCCCGTCCACGTTGTCGTACCCCAGTCTGTCCTGCATACGCGTCAGATGTGTCTTGAGTCGCTCACGTACGTCAGCCATCGCAGCCTCGACACGCTCGTCAGCGAGCTTGGCTAACTTCTCCTGAAGTTCTTTCTGAGCGTCATTGCCCACATCAACACGGAAGTCACCCGCACGTGGCACAGGCATATAGTTCACACGGAAGGCGAACTTACCCTCAATCGCATCCACATCAGGGTAGTCGTCACGCTTGAACATGTCACCGAGCGCCATCGCTTGTGCTGTGATGAGCGAGGGATACACATGGATAAAGTCCTCCACGTATGAGAAGAACGTGTTCTCAGCGTCAGACATGCGCTGATTGAATGTGATGAAGTTCGCTGTGGGCAGCAGCCTGATACCACTGTCTGACCACGGCATGGTGTTCTCGTACACGTATGTGCGGATGCTGTTGATGTATGTCTGAATGACGTCCAGCTCGTTGCGCCCTGCAAGCAGGTGCTTGTTAACGCGTGCTGCATCTTTAGCAGCAGCGTTCTTAGATGTGACCACCTCGTCGGTTGTCTTTCTGTCCAGCTTGCGTGCTGTCCACACGGAAGCGTTGAACTCCACGAGCATGGCGCATGTGTCGATGTTAAAACGTGTTGTCGTGCTTGTTGTCATGATGACTCTCCTTGGTTTTATTTACTTCAGTTGAGGGAAACGAACTTCTTGTTCTCAGCGAGCAGTTCAGAGAACGCGCTGACTGTGACGTACATACTGACCTTGGAACTGTTAGCGATAGCCGCAATGAACATCTGCCTGATCTCCTCACGCATACGCTTGACGTATGTGGTCACAGCGTCTGCCTCCTCACGTGTGTTAGCAAGAGCGACGAACTGCTGCGCTTGGATAATCTGTGCGACTGGGTCGCTAACGAGTGGTGCGTTGTGTGGGTCGTGCTTGATAAGGCTGAAGTCTGGCAACGTGTTGCCAAGTCTTATTGTTGTGCAGATATTCTCTGCGAATGGGCCGATAGCACCCCACAGTTGAGCACGTACGAGGTTCATGCCCACATCATCAAGTGTCTTGACAATGTCAGACGCTGCCTCAAACGAGCGTGGTGATGCGTAGGCGTCCTGCATCTCACGTGGGTTGTAGATGAGTGGGTTGTCTTTAGCGAGTGGCTTGCCTGCATACTTGCCACCCTCCTCATAGTCGAGGAATGAATCAAACACTTGAGGGTGTTTGACCAACGTAGCAATCACGCGATAGTCCCACCCCTTGCGCTCAGCATACGCACGTGTCTCGTCAAGTGTAGGTTTACGCATCTTGACTCGGATGAGTCGGTTGCGGATGTGTGCAGGGATGTTGTCACCAAGTCCCTCGATGCCGAGGTTAGTCGCCGTGATGACGAGCGACCCTTCGGGGAAGTGATAGTCACCGTTCCGATAGTTGTAGATCAGTGGTGCGAGGATGTTCTTCACATAAGGCGCAGCCTTGGCGAACTCATCAATGAAACACAGCACAGGACGTGAGCCGTTAACGCCGAGCCGGTTGGTTTTACTCAGACCGAAACGCTCGTTGGGCAGCTCGCGTGACACACCTGCCTCACGGTCAATGTCAGGCATCCATACTGAGCCGTCACTGAGTTGTGTTGCGTCGATAGGATCGACAGCTATGTGGTTGGCGAACTGAGGATCACGGCGCAGCGCGTGGTACACGGCAGTCTTACCAATACCGTTCTCACCCTCGATGAGGATGGTGCGCCTGATGCCCTGCTTGTAGTGGGCCTTGATGATGGTCACGATCTCGTCGAACGAGAGAAAGATTGATTGATCCATAGTTAACTCCTTGATTTATATGTGTATGTGCTGCTAAGTACGTTATACAACAGGTGTGGGTGTATGTCAAGTATTAGACATTTAGTTCTCCTAAAGATGTTTGTGTAAGGTAGACGTGTTGTCTACCTTACAGGGGCGGTGTGTTTACTCGTCGTTGTTGTGGACTATGCGTACGGTGAGGCGACTGAGCGCGGTGTCGAGCTTCTCCTCAAACATCTCATCAAACATGTCACGTACTGCGCTGTCTGAGATGAGGTCGTTCTCACTGATGGCGTCATCAATCTGTGAGCTGAAGTCGTGGTTAGCCACAGCCTCTGCAATGACATTCTCGAAGTCGTAGTCCTCGATGGCTGAATCTATGAGTGCCCTAGCGTCAACCCCAGCCAAGAAGTCGTGCGTGTGGTCGTCCACTCTGCTCTCCACCATCTTGTCGAACCATGTCGATGCTTGCAGCAGGGTCTCAAGTGACTGCTCCATCTCAGGCTTGCGCTCGTGCATCTCTGCCTCAAGCTTGTCGAGCCTGACGTGTATGTCACGTATGAGTCCGAGTTCACCGATACGGTGAAAGATGTGGTTAGTAATAGCGGTGATGATGCCGTCAATAAGTTTGATGTTGTTAGTGTCCATAATATTCTCCGTTTGTATAAGATGTTTGTGAGTGTGTATGAATGGTGTGGATTAGCTGCTCATGGTGTTAGCTCCTCTGGTATATCAATGTCATCGCCAAGTTTTGATGCCACGTAGCAGCGCATGGCAGCAATCAGGGGCGTGGGGCCGTATGCGAACTGATACCCCGCGCCTTTAGCCATGATGCTGCCACGCGCCTCCCACTCCCGCCCAAAGCTGCATGGTGCATTTCGTTGCAAACCGATCTCCTCCCGCTCAATGATCGGCCCGCCTTGTGCCCAGTCGGCTGATGGTGAATATCCGTCCTCATCTCCCCGACGCGTCTTGCGGTGCCCGATGACTTGGTTCTGGCCCTCGCCATCCCACACCCACCAGCCTGCTTGCATGGACGCGGGTGCGTCTTTGCGGAACCCCATCGGGTCCAGCTTCAGCGGCAAGTCTTCGCACTTCGCCACCGCCCAATCAAGTGCAGCACCCGTTAGTTCACTCGTCTTAATTCTCATCATCGTTCTCCTCACCTTCAGTCTCTTTTAAGGCCATGCTGTACAGCTTCAAGCACTCATCAGCGCATGTGGCTGCGTCGATGTAACCCTGATCACGTAGTTCAACCACGGCAGCTTGTGCTTTAACTGCTGTGTCCCATATGTCGAGCTTGTGCTGCCATATGCTCGTTGTCATGTTTGCTCTCCTGTGAGTCCTTGTTAATTACTACTTAACTTCACCTTCGACGCGCACCTCCACGTCGTAATCATCTGCATCACGCATGATGATCTGCCCTACATCGTCCCATGCTTGCTTGTGTGCGTCCTCGATAGACTCAGCGTCGATATAGACTGTGTAGTACTGCTGTGCCATCACTAATACTTCAAACGTTTTCATTTCACGCTCCTCGGTTCTTGGTAGTGTGCGCACCCAACGCGTGCTGGATGTGCGCTTGGTTAAATATCTTCATGGCGTTACTAACAGTATGGTCAGCGCTATACCTAGCGCGAAGGCTATGGCGTAGCCAATCAGGGTGTCCCAAGTTTCGGGTGTCATATCTTTTCTCCTTGAGTTGTTGGCGTTAAGTAGACGGGTTGTCTACGTTGTTTGTGTAGGGTGTGTTTGGTATGAGTTGTTTGGGTGGGCGTCCTCGCTTGCGTGGTGGGGTGGATAGTTTGGCGCTGTGTTTAGCGTCACGTTGTTCTTGCTTGAGTTGTTGGGCTTGTTGTTCGCGTATGGCTTTCTCCAGTAAAAAGAGTTTGATGTCAGCGGGTTTGAGTGAGAGGTACTTACGCATGGCGTGGTGCATCTTCATGTACTCACTCTTGCGCCTGCTTTCTTCCAGCTTGCGACGCTTGAGTTCGTTGTCGTAGGCGATGCGGGATATGTCGCCTGCCGAAAAGCGGTTGGCTAATTCGTTGCGTGTGAGTTCACGTAAAGGCTTGCGAGGGGGTCGGCATTGACGGCAGAGCTTGGATTCAACCCACGGTAAACGCTTGCCTGATAGCCCTTTTGCGATGGCTTGAGCGCGTGTTCCAAGGTACCTGAAATGGGTCGTCGGGAAGGTGTTTTCGCACTTGATACAGCGTTGGGTGTGGGTTGTTTGAGCGTGTGACATGTCTAATCCTTTACAAAATAAATCAAAAGTGTCCACTTTGTCCAGAAAGAAGTGGACAGTAGTTTACCCAATAAACACGGGGCTTCCAAGCGAAAACCGCCGGATCTTAATCGGAGGAAGTGGACACAAATCACAGCATACTTCATTCAGAAAACGGGAAAAGTGTCCAGATGTCCACCAAAATCCGGAAGCTTCAACACTTAAGGAAAAAAAGAGGAAAAGGAAAGCGATGGGCAACTGAGTTAGCCTATAAAAATAATAACACCTAAATAAATACGTATATATATATAGTAGACAGATAGACAGATATATATAGAAGCCCCGTGGGACGGGGCTTTGCGCTTGTCTACGCCAGTGTCCACGTGTACAAAAAGCTGGGTTCGACTGGACGCGACAAAAAAGGGGTATTTTTCTCCACAATACGTTGTGGAGAACTTTATTGAGAATTATTTTCATTTAGCCATAAGTGCTTTTTGTGAGTGTTTGTTTTTGCGAGGAGCTTGAGGAGCTGCTCGGTGTTTGGTGGGCGTGTGCCAACGACAAGGTCGTCTTGCTTGAGGGCTAGCATCTGGCGCTCGGTTAGTTGTTGGCGTTCAAAGGTTATGTACCAGTTGGGCTTGGGTTTGGACATGTTAGTTCTCCTAAAGATGTTGGTGCTAAGTAGACGGGATGTCTACTTAGCGGTGGGTGAATCAAAGGGCTGCTTTGAGTGCGCGAATTTGTGCAGGTGTTAACTCCTTGTGGATGCGAGCGAGTAAGAGCGCGACCTTGTCAGTGCGTTTCTTGGGCTTGCTGCTTGGGTTGCGTGGCTCAGTGAGACCGAGGGATTGCATGATGCGGTTGATCTGCTTTTGGCGCATGGTGTAGTCGGTGTGGTCTTTGTTGTAGGCGATGCCAAGGCCAATGTCTGCGCCACGTGTGCGGGCTGTGTAGAGCGATCCTGCGCCGTCGTAATAGAACTCATCACATGCCACGATGAGCGTGTGTAGAACGGTGTGAAAGTCCTCGCCTTCCACGATAGCTTTGAGTTCACGCACTTTGTCCGCGAAGGACTCGCCTGCACGAAAGACGGCGAATGTGGCTTTCTTGATTGCTTTGGTATCCATAGTAGCTCCTTACGTAGACATGGTGTCTACTTAGTGGTGCACCACGTACACGTGTGTGGGTGTGCTTGTGGTGCAGATGTTTTGACACGACGACGAACTTGCGAAAAGCCTCGCTTTCTCGCTGCCGCACAAAACAAAAAGCCACGCAATCGGCGTGGCAACGAATGGCTGAGCAACTCCCAACCATGAATCTATTATACCATAACGTGTTTTGGAGAACTCTAGGGGGTTATGCTGTTTTGCGACTTTGCGACCCCACTACTCCCGTACCACCCCAAGATATGCAACGTAGTGGCGACGGTATATGGACACTATTTCACTCCAACACCACAATATTTCTGTAAAACCCCAAAGCATTTACAAAATCCATAACGCATATCCCCCAAATCCATAACGCACCCCCTCCAAAACTAAACGCCCACCCCACAAAAATTTTAAAAAAATTCCTACAGCTTTTGTCAAATATTTGACACGTACCCTCAAAAAAATCCCGGCGGGGGGCCGGGAAAATCGTCGGTCACCAAACCAACTCAAGGAGAGTAGCTATGGACAAGCTACGCGCTCATCATAAACTAGCTATTGCATAAGCGTCAATAAAACAGTACCCTACGCAGACTTTATGAGGTGCCCCTGCGCGAAAGCGCTATTTTTCCCTCACATGTTTGATCATCTTATTACGCCAGCGCTGTACGACGACATGCCTGAACTCACGCATGTTGATAACGCCACGCCCCAAGAATTATTGGACGCTCAGATAAAGACGGCGGACTTCTTGGAGTCAATAGGGGTGGAGCCTGAAGAGAAAGTAGAAGCTAAAGCGCAACAGAAGTCAGCACAGCTTGCGTTTACGGCTATGGCAGCAGGCGCTCCCGCAGAGAAAGTTAAGCAGCAGTTGCTGTCTAACACCACGCCAGAGGCGGTAAAACATCTTGTTGGGATGCTGACAGCGTATGACTGGGCGTTTGTTGAGCAGGCGCGGCAGTTAAGGGGTTATGCGGTCGCAAAGATATTGGAAGATACGGAGCACCCAGACCCCAGGTATCGGCTGAAAGCGCTGGAGATGTTGGGGAAGGTCACTGAAGTGGCGCTATTTACTGAGCGGGTGGAAGTTAAAAAGACAGAACTCAGTGACGAAGAGATTGAAACAAAAATAAAAGACAAGCTTGGTAAATATATGGGCGCTATTGAAGTGACAGCGCAAGAGAAAACAAGTGAATCTTAGTAATCAGGAAGTCGAAGCGCTTAGAAAAGCGTTGCCATTAATGCCTGCGGAAGAAAAACTGGAGGTATTAACATTATTAGATGAGCACGAACGCCGTAAAAATATTAAAAGTGCGCGTAAATCATTATTATCTTTTGCGCATCACGTATATCCAGGATTTAAAGAAGGCGCACACCACAGAAAATTAGCCAAAATATTTGAAGACGTGGTAGCAGGGCATAAAAAACGAGTCATTATTAATATTGCCCCACGTATGGGTAAATCAGAGTTCTCCAGTTATTTATTTCCCGCTTGGTTTTTAGGTAATTTCCCAGATAAAAAGATTATTATGGGGACGCACACGGCGTCTTTATCGGAGGATTTTGGTCGTCGTGTAAAAAACTTGGTAGACGCCGATGAATATACGCAAGTTTTTCCAAAAACGGTCCTCGCAGAAGACCAAAAAGCTGCCGGAAAATGGTCTACCGGAGCTGGAGGTCAATATTATGCTGTTGGCGTTGGCGGCGCTCTGGCTGGGCGTGGTGCTGATCTGTTTGTTATTGACGA